TCCCCCTGCTCCCCCTCACCCCTTTGAGGCGTAAAACAAAAGATTATCTTAAAATGGTCATTAACTTAATACTGCATACCAGCCTTTCAACTCCGCCACCGCAGAGTTAAAAGACTGTTTTCTATATTTAACTAATGTAACAACACGGCCTCCCCTGGAGGGGAGGCTCCGCCACAGGCGGTGGTGAGGTGTTTATTCAACCGAAATTACGAATTCCGAATTGTTTTAAATATCTCATGCGTTCCGTCCGCAAGTCGTTTTTCTTCGTCCGACGTCCCGTATCCGAGTGCTTCAAGGAATTCATATAATAAATCGAGTTTCGTGTTTTCTTGGTATTTCGGAAAGCCGGTACTGTAATCTATATAGTAATACCCGTTGGTTTCCTTATCATCAAGCTGTACGGCAACAGTTAATGCAGACAGGCTCTCGTTGTATTTTGCTTTCAGTTTTGCAGTATTCTCTCTTGTTGAAGAAAAGTTGTCTTTTTCTTCCTCTCCCACCGCTTTGAGAAGTCTTGCAACGGGAAATGAGCAATATGCATTTCTCATTTCAATACAAGCCATAGTGAGATACTTTAATATAATAGGTATCTGTTTTTGCGACGGTGTCAGGTTGTCGAGGAATTTGCTTCGCAGCTGATAACACATCTTCGTTATCTCTTCGGCATCTGCCTTTTTCCTCTTTATGTACTCTTCTTTTTCCTTTTCCTCTTTGCTCTTCTGCGGTTTCTTCGTTCTTTCCGCTTTTTTCAGAAGTTTGGCAATGTAGTATTTAAGGTCCCAGACGTAGAAGTACTCCGTCTTATCTGCATCATTAGGTTTTATACTTCCCTGCTCATAAGTAAGGAAATCGATATTCCATATCACTGTATCATACTTGTTGCTGTACTGTTCTTCCTTCGGTATCTTCTTTGCAAAGCTGTCAAGTTCCGCCTTTATAAGCGGTGCATTTTCAGCCCTTATCTGATTGTTGATTACCGTCTGATAGCAGCTGTCAAAATTGTTTGTTCCGATACTGTTGAGAAGCAGGTTCTTATTGCCCGGCGTTTTAACCTGTTCAAGTTTAATAAGGTCATTCATCGAAACCTGTTTTTCCTTGCAAACCTCTTTAAGTTTCTGCTCATCAAGGTCAAGAAGTTTAACTCTGTGCCTTACCGTGCTTTCCGAAAAGCCCGTCTTGTCTGCAATATCCGTAACGCTCTCACCTAAATCAAGCATCATCTGAAAGCCTTTTGCCTGCTCGTAGGGAGTAAGATCCGTTCTCTGCATATTCTCAAGAAGCATCGTTGCAAGCTGTTGCTTTTCGTCCATATCAGCAATACTGCACGGTACTTCGGTAAGTCCTGCAAGTTTTGCCGCCTCAAGCCTTCGGTGTCCGATTATCACCCTGTATCTATCCTCATCAATTTTAACAACCGTAAGGTTCTGCAGTATTCCGCTTTTCTTTATGCTCTGCGAAAGTTCATCAATATCTTTAAGTTCTTTTCTCGGATTATCCGGATGTGGCTCAAGCTTGTCCACCGCTATACTTACTATCACTTTTCTGCCTTCTTTCTGTCTAAAATTTCTTTAGCTGTTCTCAGCCCTTTGAAATACCCCTTAAGTTCGTATATATCCTTTTCACTTACACCCTCTTTACCCTTGTTTTTCTTCAAAAACTCCTTAAAAAAAGGATTTATTTCTCTGTCAATCTCAAAAGTCAGGCTTTCCTCATACTCCCTAAGTATCCGACCTGCGTTTACTGTTTCCTCTATCTCTCTCGTTTCAAGCCAGTGCCCTATGGCATCTATGCAATTTGCCTCGCTGCAGCTGCTGCAACCGATATGCGAATAACGTGGACAATGCTCCTTACAGCACCAGTCCCCTGAAAGTTGCACGTCATATATAAACTTTGCAAGTTCTCTTGTCCCCATTGTCTGTATTCTTTCTTTTCTTAACATTTCGTCATTTCTCCTTCTTCTCCCTAAAGGCTCCCTTGCACGTCCTCGCAAACTTCACTTTGTTTCATTTTGCTATCCGCAAAATTACACCTGTTGCGTTGCTCGTCCTCTATCCCATTGCAACGCAGTACCTTTGCCTCGCAACGGGAACCCTATCTAAGGGAGCTGTCACCGCAGGTGACTGAGGGATTGTTTAATTCCGAATTAACTCAAACTTCTTCTTTCTCTGTAATCAGCAATCGACAAATACCGTTCCCTCTTTCTTCTGAACTGTATTCTTTCATCGAGTGTCATATCCGAGAATTTTCTTTTCACCGTACATTTATCTCCGCCCTCACACGGTCGACGCTTACGTTCTACCAGAATGTATATACAGTAATGTTGCCCTACGCCGTCTGCATAGCTGTATGCACAGTTCCGACAGTTTTTGTTTTTCATACTCATCAGCAGAAAAACACCTCTTTTGCTATAACCTCTACGGCCTTTCTGTTGTTGCCGTATTTATCCTGCCAGGTCCTTGTCTGCAGCACTCCGCTTACAACAACCTTCGATCCTTTTACAAAATACTTGGCGGCAAACTCCGCCGTTCCTTTCCAGCACACTACGTCGATAAAATCTGCCTCTTCACTCTTGCCGTCCCGATTTACCGCAAGCGTAAATGTTGTGACAGACACGTTCTCCTGTGTCTGTCGAAGAATAGGATCATCCGTAAGCCGTCCCATAAGATTAACACTGTTGAGCATACCTTCCTCATCCTTTCATATAGTTCTCGTGCCTCTCAAGGCTCCCTTGTGTAAAGGGAGCTGTCACCGCAGGTGACTGAGGGATTGTTCGTCCTCACAAACTTCGCATAGTTTCATTTCCGCATATATGCGAAAATTCCACCTGCTACGTTGCTCGTCCTCTTTCCCACCACAACGCATTTCGCTTCGCTTCATTCTGCCTTGTGTCGGGAGCCCTTTTTTCAATTGAAATTCTGTAAGAATTTCTTCCTTAATTCCGAATTCCGCATTACGAATTCTGAATTGATTTATAGTCCTTTATAACCTCTTTAATCAGATACGCTATTGACGGTATTATAAGTATCAGATATTCTCCGCCGACCGCCTTGTACCCTCTCTCATACAGGGCATACTCCCTGCCGATGAGAAAGCACATAACCGTTATCAGAATTATTGCTATCACTTTCATTATCTTTTTCATTCTCTTTACTCTCCTTTTGACATTCACATTTTTCGCCCGGGTCAAGTACTTCCCCGCACATATAACATCGGTTAAAATACGGCATATCATCACTCCTTTTTCGCACTTCATTCGTCTCGCTGCGGCTCGGTCACGGTTTGGCTCTGACAATCCACCGGAATGTCATTCACTACCAAACCGCCGCTTCGCTACCTCGTGTCGGGAACCCTATTTTTCCCTCCAAAGCCTCCCTTGCCTCGTCGTCACAAACTCCGCATCTATCTCACCCAAAGCCTTCCCCTTGAGGGGAAGGTGTCAGCTCTGCTGACGGATGAGGTGTTTTCCTGCAATCACTTTCAATTTACTTGGCGGTAAATGGTTTTGTTTGGCGACAGCGGAAGAAAAGTCACTCCCGTAAAAAACTTATTTTCTCAGCAGGGCAATTTTTAAAAATATCATCAATAGAGGGAAAAGCACTTGTAACCGCCCTCTGAAGCATTACGTCCTGCACTTCGTCCTCTTTCCACACGTTGTAAACATCAAGTAACTTCTGATATGCGGGTAAGAACTGTTCATATAATCTCTTTTCGCCTATGTTGAAAACATCGTGCATGGTGAGAAACATCAGATGCTGCACTCTGACCAATGCCCTTTTACACTGCATTTCCGTAAGTTCTTCTATCGTTTGTTTAAGAATTTTCTTTTCCTTCGCCGTCAAGCGTGAAGCACTATTAACTCTCGCTCTCATTCCGTCATCCTCCGCCCTTCACTTGCTGTCCACTTATTAAGGCGATTCATAAGCTTGTCGGTTTCCGCTTCACTTAAGCCGACTATCCTGTCCCCTTCAGTCTTTGCAATAAGCGCAGGACCGACGAGAACGTCAAACCATTGTACCGATAACGCCGAAAGTTCATTGGCAATTCTGTTTTTCGGCAGGCCTTTCAGCTTTCCCTCTTCATCAATTACGAGAATGTAATCTCTGAATATACACGGTACCGTTTCTATGTAGCCACCAATAAGCTGTTGCAGACGTTCCAGAGAAGCGTTATTGAATTCTTCTCTTGTAACTTTGTTTCCGTCAATTTTGATTACGTAATTCATTCCTCCACACCACCTTTCAAAAGTTCTGGGTTGGTCGTATACGTTTCCGACGACTTTAAGCCCTAATGCCACGTAAGACGTAAGAAGGTCAGGAATTGTTATACCGTCTTCTTCGATTAAAAATGCACACTCTTCAAAAACAACCGTAAGATAACCAACGTTATTATCAGAGTCTACATATTCAAGAATATCCCCCTCAAAAATCTTCGTACCGTTCTTGTCCGTCAAACCCGTGTACTGTCCTACGGTTTCCGGGATTACCGAATAATCCGCACAAACAGGAACGTTGTCCTGCTTCAACACCGCATCATATCCGATTTCTTCAAAAACGATATTACAGGGTCTGCAAAAGTCTCCCTGCACCCACTCACCGTTATCTGTTCTCTTGCCTCTGAATAATATCTCTCTCATTCCTCAATAGCCCCTCCATAAAACTTACAAACTGTTCGTAACAGTCTTCGCAAAGGTCTATCCTCTGCCCTTGACTTCCTCTTGTTTCGCCTACCGCCCATAATTGTATTTTGGCAGACCACCTATATCGTGCATAACTCGGGTTATAACAACCTGATTTGTTTGTGATTTCTTTACCGCACCTATCACATACAATTTCTGTTTTTTGTGACATATCTTCCTCTTTCCCTTGTGAGCACTGACAGACGGCGTATATTCAATGAGTTTCACATTCAAAATGGCAATCAACAACAGGAGTCAAAACAAAATAAAAAGGATGAAAAGTTATGCAGAACCTACCACAATTCCGCATTACGAATTACGCATTACGCATTATTTGTTACGCCGCCTGTCAGCACCCACAAGTATTTAGTTTTAATTATCAGAAGAAGTTATTTCGTCATTCTTCGTGCAAGGTCGGCAACGCTTATTCCGTTACGGTCCACGCCAAACCTCGCCTTTACCGTTCTGACGTCAATACTCATTGCATCTGCTATCTTCTTCTGAGTAAGCCACTCTGTCGGTGCAAACACCATAAGCAGCATTTCAAGGTTTTCTCTGTACCCTCTCTTCTCCATAGACTTCTCCTTTCTAATCCTTGTAGAAGTAATCAAGTGGCACTCCAAAATAATCAGCAATCTTTTGTAACTTGTCTACTTTAGGGGTATAGTTTCCAGACTTCCAATTACTTAATGTTGCCGTGCTTATACCCGTATCACGTCCTACACGATATGCCGTAAGACCATTTCTATTAAGTAAAATTTCAAATTTGTCGTACATAATTCCTTCCTTTCCCCACAAAATATTGACATTACATAAGATTTCTTATATAATTAAATCGCCAAATCTAAGTTAAATAAGAAATCTATGTATTGTCCGCGAAATAACTTAGTTTTCTAAGCCTTTTCGCCTTGATGATAGCATAGTTTTCTTAGTGTGTCAAGTATTTTTATCTAATTTTTCTAAGTTATCAAGGTGGTTATTATGTACGAAGTATTTGAAGAACTTTTAAAAAAGCACAACATCACAGCATATCAAGTTGCAAAAGCAACCGGTGTTTCCACCGCTACACTTACCTCGTGGAAGCAAGGCAAGTACACACCAAAAACCGAAAAACTCACAAAAATTGCAACGTATCTCGGCGTTACTGTTGACTATCTTATGGGAAACACCGATAACACAGAAAAAAAGCCCGTCCTGGAGGACGAGCTTAAAACAAAAAATGTTAAATTTATCGGCAGGGACGGGACAGTTAAATTCAAAAGACTTACTCCCGAGATGATTTCAATGCTTGAACAGCTCCCCGATTCTGACGAAGACCTTTAATGTATTTTTTAAATCTCCGTCTGACCTTGCGTTCTAATGGATGCAAGTAAAACTTGTTTCGTGCTTTTAACATATTAAGTCGGGCTAACCTTATTTCTGCCGCCTGTCTGCTCACACCGCACATCTGCATTATTTCTTCAGCAGATGAAATTTTACATTCGTACAATATGCACGCAGGCATCAGAAGTCTTGAAGCAAATATGTTTGCTTCGGCTTCATCCTCAGGCACTCCCGAATGTTTCATAAGGATATGCCCCAGTTCATGTGCAATAGTAAAACGTTTTCTCACCGATGATATCTTATCATCATAGAGTATGTACATATTACCGTCAATCACCGCCTCACAACCGTCCTTGCTGGCGTCTGCCATAAGTGGTGCATCCGAATACCGTATGACTCGGATATTCATTCTCTGACACAGCGGTATGATTTTGACCGGAAGTTCTCTTACCCTTTCACGAATTAATATCTCCCACGCTAAATTTCGGGAGTATTTGTATCTTTTGTAGTCCATAAAACCACCTCCTCTTTAATCATAAAAGGACGTGGCTATATCATCTACTGGTATTTTATTCCTGTTAATTAACAACAAACTTTATAAAAGGTGGCTTATCATTCATGCATATTTTGTTCTATATCTTATCTATAGTTTTGTTGTATTTCCCTCTCCTTATCCTTGATATGCCGTTCATCGTCTACTTGCTTGTCAGCCTTGCAATTAAGACTCTACCTATCATAGGTCCTATTCTTGAACTCATAGTCTGGATTTGGTCATTCGTTGTAGTTGTATCAGCTCCCATTGACGGTTGGGCAATCGCATATTTTGTTGCATTTGCATTTTATTTCTTCACAACATTATTACCGTTTGTAATAAACGCAATATACTCATTATCAAACAAATAGAAGGGGGTTTTCTCCGATGAAAATGGTCTTTTTTGTAATCTTCATGATTGTTGGTTTTATTTTTTCATTTTTATATGAAGGGAACCACAACTCTAAAGTACCTGCAGTTTTTATTTTTATGATCATAGCTGCAATTATAGGGGTAATTTTATTCCCGGAAAAACCCGAATACGAGACACATTGTGAACGTTGCGATATTGATTTAATGTACGATGATGCTGTTTCAGACAACCGTGATGACCACTTCTGTTACCCCTGCGCCTTAGAATATTTAAAATATTGCTATATCTGCAAAGAATACTATGACTCGTTCGATTATTCATCTAATTCTGGGTGCTGCGAAAACTGTACCTATGAATACTTTGAACCTTGTTACTTTTGTGGGTGGTACGATTGCGATGACAACAATGCAGTAATTGTCAATATAGACGGCAAATCACATTATGCCTGTCCCGAATGTATGACAGAGTATTTTCGCTGTGTAGATACAAAACCATTGATTACTTCCTACTACTGCGAAGAATGTTTTAAGGTTTTTTCAGGAAATTATTATTTGCGTTCCTATTATTACGATGCTGATTTAAATGGAACAGAATTAATTTGCGAAGACTGTGCCATAGCAACAAATTTTGAAGGTTTAAAAAAGTAACAAATTTCATCAAAACGAGGAATAATAAATGGCAAAAACAATAAATTATGCCGCCCTCTTTACGCTTCGTAAGGACGGTCGTTATATGGGCTATTGGAAAGACACTAAGGGCAAACGCCACGCTATATATCACAAAGACCCCGAAAAACTGTATTTTAAAATT